CTTGACCATGTTCACCACCACGAACCCGGGACTGAGCGACCTGTCAAGGTTATTTCAGTCCCTAAGACGCTCGAGTCGCCCAGACTTATTGCCGTCGAACCTACTGCGATGCAATACATGCAGCAGGCCGTGGCTTCCAGTCTGGTACGAGTCCTCCAAGATCGGAATGACTCCCGATTTGGATGGCTTGTCGGATTCCGTGACCGTGACCCTAATCAGGTCATGGCTCGGCACGGTTCCAGAAATGGAACCCTGGCTACACTCGATTTGAGTGAGGCCAGTGACCGCGTCTCGAATCAGTTGGTACGGCGTATGCTCGAGAATCATCCTTGGCTTAATGCTGGGGTTGATTCTTGTCGTAGCCGTCGTGCCACTGTTGCCTTCCCATCAGGAGAGTCGAAAACAATTCGACTCGGGAAGTTCGCATCTATGGGTTCAGCGCTCACCTTCCCTTTCGAGGCATTGGTCTTCGCGACCTGTGTCATCGTGGGAATTGGAAGAGCGCTCAATCGCCCTCTCACCGTGGAGGAAGTTCAATCTCTCCGCGGTAAGGTGCGCGTCTACGGGGACGATATCATCGTGCCCGTGGAATACGTGCAATCCGTTGTGGAGACCCTTGAGCATTTTGGTGCCAAGGTCAATACCAACAAGAGCTACTGGACTGGAAAGTTCAGAGAATCTTGTGGCGGGGATTACTACGATGGCGAAGACGTTTCAGTCGTTCGTGTACGTAGGTTGTTCCCAGTCCAACGGAGTGACGTTTTGGAGACTATCTCGACCGTCTCGCTACGCAACCGTATGTATAATCACGGTTACTGGAAGACGGCGAGGTATCTGGATAAGTGGTTGGAACGACACCTCAAGGTGTACCCAACTATTTCCCCGGAGTCTCCCGCGCTAGGTCGTCACACTTTGCTAAAGCTCCGTGGTTCTACTATGGAGCCCCAGAAGTGGGACGCGAGGAGCCAATCGCCCGTTGTCAAGGCGTATTGGCCCAAAGCCACCTTGCCAGAGTCACATCTGGATGATGTGTGGGCCTTGCAAAAGGTGTTGTTGTCAGCAGCACACCGTGATCGCCATCTGGATGATGATGAATCTCCAGATTGGTTCTTGCGGTTACTGCTAGAGGGAGAGCCAACCCTCGACAGCAAGCATCTTGAACGTCATGGACGTCCTGAAGCCGTCGACATCAAGCTCAGGTGGGGATCCTACCGCTAGGTAGGATCTGTCGGTACCCAATCCGACACAAGGAGGAGACAAGGCGCTCCTCTTAGGAGGAGCGAACTCTCGAAAGGGAGGGATCACGGTACGACGCGAAAGCGTTGTGTCCGTGGCCTTGTCTTCTCAAGGGGGTGCCG